GATATCAAAACTGGTGCAATTGCGAACAATTCATCTCAAATAATAAATAGAAACCCAACTATCATTTTTAATAACAATAGTACACCATTTCCCCAAATAAACAGTAACCCAGTTGGTATTTATTATTTCATAATAACGGCTCAGAAGCGTGAGGGTGGTGTAGCCCACGCCATTAATGTCCTCGTCGACCCAAACCGCCTCAACCCAAGGATATGGGCTTTTGATCCACATGGAGCAAGTTCGATGAATTCGAATGGCTTCGGAAGTCTTTTACGATCTAAAATTATACCGAGCATCAAGAAATTGTTTGGAAATATTTTAGTAAATCGAACCAATGTCAGGACAATGATTTATAATGGTCCAAATTTACAGGCCAGAAACGAGAGAGGTGTGTGTACGACATTTCATATAAGTTTCTCCGAAGTACTCCTCGATCTTCTGAACGAGAAGATCACAATTTCTGATCTGGGGCGAATCATACCCAACAACCCAAACTTTAGGTCTTGGTTTTTAAATCGACCAGGTCCACTTCAGAATGTCATTAACAAAGAAGTGACAAAAGTAAACTTGCCAATATCTCCTATGAAAATGACGATGGGTAGAAGTAACAAACTTAAAAAAGTTCTACGTAAACGATAGTATGTTTATCTCGTGTGTATCTAGACGAGTGCATCTACCACCCCGACTCATCAAAGACCTTCAAGAGGTGAATAAACTTTCATCCAAGAATAGATGGGAATATGGTGGTAAAGTGAAAATTGATAAGTCTACATATAAAGGACTGACCTATATCACATCAAAAGAGCGAACCCGTGTCGATGGAGAGGTTTTAGAAAAAGAGTGGAACGCTCCAGTGACGTACCATACACACCCAGGTATCGCAAATGTTCCCTCCGACCATGGACGTTGGGACATTTTTACCACTCTCCCAAGTAGTGCGGATTTCGAAGCATATATCAAAGGATTTCCAGATATGCAGGTAAATATCATCACTGATGCTCATGGATACTACGTGATAAATGTCCTAGAGGCTGTAAAAATGCAAACATGCCCCTTACCACGAAGTGTCGCAACCGAAATGACAACGTTACGATTTGAAGACTTTTTATATGAACGGAGTTTTGGTGAAGATGGGTGCGAATATTTTGCGACAACATTGAGAGATTGGAAATGCTTCATCAATGAAGAACTCGCTCCACGTCTCATGGATTTATATGGAATTTCTGTTCATTACTATGGGTACGATGACAAACCACCCACAGTTATTGTAGACGCATGATTGAATCTTCTAATTCGTCAACTTCATACCAAGCCCAATGACACTCTGAAGAATCTTTATCCAATTCACAAATTTCCTGTGCTTCTTTTATCGCTTCTGTGAAACGAAAACGAAGTCTCAGATTTTCCTTAATTTTAGGAACCTCCACTATTGAAGGTTTTCGATACATCCCCTCTAGAACATTTTTTCGAGTTTTGGCTAACTTTATTTTGTATAAATTATTCTCGGAAAATGCTACAATGCATCTCATATTATAAACATGTATAAAGATTTTAAGTCATTTATGATTACAAATGTCCTCGTATAACGTCGAACCTTGCAACTTCAAATACCGCGTATCTTCCCTTGAGAAGGTTGTTGATGGAGACACGATTGATGTCAACATTGATCTCGGCTTCGACGTTTGCACGAAACAACGCGTACGTCTTTTGGGCATCGATACCCCTGAATCTCGCACTTCGGACCAGGAAGAGAAGAAGTTTGGTCTCCTCTCGAAGAAGAAACTCAAAGAGTGGTGCCTAAAGGCGGTCGCATCTGAGAAGGATGATATCGAGATCGAACTCAGATGCCCCGAGGCGGATTCTAGAGGTAAGTTTGGACGCGTACTCGCCGAGGTTTGGGTATGTGAGGAGGGTATCTGGACCAACGTGAACAAGTGGCTATGTGATGAGGGTTACGCGGTACCCTACGGTGCCGAGAACAAGGCACTCGTCCAAGACCTTCACATGGCGAATCGTAAGAAACTCATCGAACGTGGTGAGATTAAGGCCTAAGTGCGGTCGATTTCAATAAAATGTAAAATATGTCGACTATTTTCGTAAAACTCTACGCTCATGAGAATCATGTCCAGGTTCTCATGATTGATCCAGCCTACTTTGAAAGAGAGGAACCCCGGGTGACGAATAACATCCTGAACCACTACGTCGATGATGCAAAATATGGGACGCCACGATTCCGGACGTGTCAGGAGGAAGTTGAGTGGTCAAGAGAACAAAATAAAAAGTGTATGCGTTGTGAAATTTTCAAGCCACTTTCATGTTATCCATTCAACACCGTGGGCACGGCTGCATTTCGCTACAAGGATGTCCACTATCGACGCGGCGATTGTAAAATGTGTTCTAAACAGACGCGAAAGGAAACGAGTAAGGCTCGAAAAAATGCACGTTCGACAAAGGTACCAAAAAATTCCCCATGTGAAATTTGCAACAACATACGACCACTTGTGTGGGATCATGATCATGAAACCCTACAGTTTCGGGGTTGGATTTGTGAACCCTGTAACAGGGGGCTGGGACTTCTTGGAGATTCTGTAGAAAAATTGACTAGAGCACTCTCATACTTAAAAAAATGACCTGATAGACAACTATGGAACTCTATCACGGAGATTGTCTCACCGAAATGGATAAGATAGCCGACAATAGTGTTGATTTAATAGTTACAGATTTACCCTATGGTACAACTAAATGTAAGTGGGATACCATCATAGATATGGATGCTCTTTGGAAACAATATACCCGTATTCTGAAGAAACCACATGGGGTCGTCGCACTATTTGGACAACAGCCATTCACGTCTCTCCTCATATCGAGTAACTACAAGTGGTTCAAATATAATTTGATTTGGAAAAAGAATAAAACGACTCAATATCTATTGGCAAATTACCGTCCCATGAAATGTACGGAAGATGTTGCTATATTTTCACCTGGTGGTGCAGCGGCCGCCTCTAGACACAAGGGGAACATGACGTATAATCCACAGGGTCTCATCCCCGTCGATATCAAAAAGAGAAATTCGGAGAAGCGTATAGGTAAGATGTTGAATCAGGGTCATCATCTCGGACCGAATAATAAACTGACGGGTAATTCAGAGTACAGTCAAAAGTTTACGAATTACCCCACAGAGTTTATAGAGTTTGATATCGAAAACAATACCATTCACGAAACACAAAAACCCGTGAAACTTCTCGAGTATCTCATCAAGACATATTCGAATGAGGGTGGTGTAGTACTCGACAGCACGATGGGTTCAGGCACGAGTGGTGTCGCGTGTGTAAATACAAATAGGAAATTTATAGGAATCGAACTCGAAGAGAAATACTTCAACTTGAGTAAAGAGAGAATCGATGAAGCAATCAGATGCCGTAAGGATACTTCCTGACCCATAAATTACAAATCCATTTTTCACCAGACTTTACAGGTTCCCCGCCGTGTAAAGCCTTGGATGTGATAAACTCATAGTTGTCAAGTGTGTCGAAAAAGAGAGCATCACCAGATTTGAGTTTATATCTTTTACCTATGTTTGGGAAAACAGTCTCACCACCTTCATACTCGTCGTTAAGTGCAAGAATAAATGTATACATTCTTGGATTATCATCACGGTCAAAGCAATCTTGGTGTGGAGAATAATGACCACCTGGTTTGTATTTAAGTACTTGTAACCTTTCACAATTATCGATAGGTCTGTCCACGTGTTTTAAACATCTACGGATAACTGCATCCACGACGGGATCTTCGCGACTCAACCAAGCTGTTTCACTTTTACGAATAGTTTCATTTATGTGTTTAGTTTCCGAAATTGCCGAAGGTTTTAATTCTTTACTCGCCGCTTCCATGATATGTTTTCGTTCCTGAGGTGTGATGAAATTGTGAAAAATCCTCGGCTGTGGATACACTGGTATCATGAAAATAATCAATAAGATTAAAAACAAAATAAGTATCATCTTAATGTATTCAAATATAAATATTACGGGGAAGTTTACAATTATATCGTTTTCGAATCGTCTCGAAAATTTCATTTCCATAATCGACAATCTTTTTTAAAAGGTCGATAATCTCGTCGTGTCTTTCGGTGTCGATAACATATTGACGAAGGAGGTCACCACCCGTATTTGCCATCATCTCAAAAATATATGAAAGATCCCTACTTTTGTCTTTAAATTTTTCTTGACGCTGTAAAAAATTTTTAAAGTCATTCTCATCAATATCGTTAAGCATGTATGCTACACGAAGATTTCTATTATCAATTGGTGTTAGATCAATGTACATATTTTCACGTTCCATTTGGTGTACAACCATAGCGTACTGGAGTATTTCATTCGACGCTCCGATTTCGCGAAGCTCCCTAAAAGATGGAACACCACCACATGGAATGTCTCCATGTTCCCGAGACATCATCGTCTTCTTTTTGAATTCGATAAAATGTGGATTATGTATCCGACCTGTCTCAATTTCACCCGTTCGCCAATTGAATGCTGTATGACATGAAATGCACCACATCTGCGCACATCCACTTGTCTTATGTATTACAGTTCCACATTTAGGACAAGATTTACTATCCTTGTTGAGAAGTTTCATCGTTTTTACAGTTTCTGGATCACATACATGTCCGGGTACGAGTGGTTCATTACAATCTTTACAGTAGTTGCGCGCACACAATCCACAATACCAATCTTCATTTAGAAATCCTTTACATTCTTCTACGGGACACTGACGCACGAATTTTCGAGGTTCACTATCTATGAATGTCCCACCATTTCTCAATTCTTCCAAATGTCGGTATGTATTCTCCATCTCCTTGTAAAGTGTTCGAATTTCCGGTGGTAATGGAATATCAATTTCAAATGTTCGATAACGATGATGAAGTTCTATGAGAGCCTCCTTTTGTTGACGAATGATCCGCCGTAATCGACGCATATGTTGGATTCGTTCAACTTCGGGTTGTGTTTCGGGCATGCGCGCTCTCTCTCTCTCGAAAAGAACATTCTCGCGATGACGTTTCAACTCTGTATTTCTAAAATACTTGGTACAGAATGAATCTACAAATTCCCTATTCCATAATGTTTTACAACCCATACAATGTGGGTCTTCAAATGATTCGAGTATATATCTTTGGGAACAGGTTCTACAACTCGTTAAATCACAAAAAGGACACTTAACTTTTTTGTGATTTATCTTGTTTAGTTTTTCACAGCAAACATCACAATTTTCCATTAAATTAAAGGGACATTATTTCTTTAATTACAATTATTGACAGTCTACGAAAAGTCCAATCATCTCTCTTCTATCATCTCGATCGTAGACACTTTGAGTAAAAAATAAAACATGCTCGGCGTCGGTGTATGCATATCGAGACCCACGATACTTTTCATAGATTTCTGAAATCTCGAGTACATTATTATCACACCATTCCAACACATCTTCATTCGACATGTCACGATGAAGACCACACTCAATGTAATCAACGACTTCGTCACTAAGGGGCATGTCTGTCACAACGGTACAATCGTCGTCCATGATTACAATCTCTTATTATATTCATTTTTCCATGTTGACTTAGGTTTCATAAGATTATTGTACTCAGACTTTGCATCTTCATATGCCTTCTTCACATCGCGTAATGATGTCGCTTTTGTAATCCTACGTCTGAACATTCTCTTCTTATTTTCCCATTTTTTACGAGTCACATTAGTGGTACCTTTTGGTAATTTTTTCATTGTAGTGTTTATCAGTGAGGTATACTTACCTCGGTTCGATAGAGTGGGTAATTTATTGTTTTCAAAAATGGGGTTATTTTTCATGGTTGGTTGAAATAGTGGATTTTGTTTCATGACAGGCTTGTTATTGTTGTTATTAGAGTTTGAATTAGGGTAAATATTATTAGCATTTATCCGTAACATTGGTCGAGACTGATTTTCAAAGATGACGCGACGTTTAACTTCATCATCACCGAGATTCATAACACGAGTGAGATGTCCTCGTTTCTTCAAAAGTCCGATAGTACTATTGTTAATCTCACGACGAAGCTTTATTTTTGCTTCGAGTCTTTTGAGAAGTTCGCCAACTTCCTTCGAACTGCGAGTTTCATTAATGGCTTTTTCCCACCCTCGCCTATATTGACCAGTCACCCCCTTGACTGCTTTTAAGACACTATTTTTCAATTTCGTTTGCGTGTTTATTAAACGTATTTCACTATTTATAAGGTTACGAAGAGGTTTGAGATTTGTACCGGGTCTCTCTATCTGTTTGATGTAACGATTTTTGCTATTCTTAGATAACGACGATTTCATCACATAATTTTTAAGATTCAAGTTTTCCATAGCTCGAGCTGCATTGAAGTTATTCTCTTCTTTGGGTTCAGCTCTCTTACGTCGAATCTCTTCACCAGCTAAACGCTGTTCGGACTTTCTCTTACCCGCTTTTTTCGCCTTATCAATTTTTTCCGCTTCACGCTTAAGACGATTAATATCGGTTGTGTGATTCTTTACTTTACCCATAATCTTGGTTTTCTGTTTGGCATTCAATTCTGAGAGACCATTGAGAAAGTTTTGTAATTCACTTTGTTTTTTTGTGAATGTATCACGTTTGTTTTTGATTTCTTTATTGATCTTCTGTATATTCTTTTCCAAATTATCAATATCCGTGTTTACTTTAACATTGTTAATGAAACGATTTTTATCTTTATTGTCTAAATTTGTATTTTTTATCATTTCACGAACTTTCTTTTTCTTATTTGTGACAATTTCAGCATTAAGAGCCATTCTCTGTCTGTTAGCTTCCTCTCTCACCTTCTTTGCAGTGAGAAGACCATTCATGAAATTTTTAATAAGTTTATCCCCATTTTCACCCAAATTCTTCGAGGATACATAGTTGGTAAGCAACTTTTTCGTGGACTTTCTCGATTTCATCGTTGCATTCAGACGCTTTGCCGATAGAATGACTTTGTTAAGATCGACACCCGACTTGAAATTCATTCTCAACTTATTCTTATTATTTTCAGGGATATTTGAAAGATTTTTTAGAATATTTTCCAACTTTGTTTTGTCCTTATAATTTTGAACATTTTCTATGAGAGTATCTAAAGAATTATTTTGATTTTTAAATTTTTGTAAAAATCTATTTTTGTTTTCTTGATTTAAATTTTTAATCACATTTTGAAGTTTTTGTAAATCATTTTTCTTTTTATTATTGATTATACTATTCAATTTATTTTTCAATTTTTGTACATTGTTACTTGTTTTAATAGCTTCAAGTTCATCGGATATGTCAATGTCTCGGTTTAATGCTCGACGAGCTAACTCCTTTTTACTTTTACCAATATACGCCTGATTAATTTTATTGTTTATTTTTTCGACGTCTTTCATCGATTTAATATTTAATTTTATTTTGAGATTCAATTTATTTTCGTTTCTAGCTTTCCGTATTCTTTCGGTCAATCTATTTTTTTGATTATATAAAGTTCGCACTTCCTTACCACGGTTTCTCAAAAGTTTCATGTTAGAAGAATCATTTCTAAATTCTTTCATCATGCGTTCAACATCATTTGGTAAAAGTTGAAGATCGTTTTGTAAGTATTGTTTAAACGCAACTTCTTTATCGTTTTTGTTTTTTGCACGATTCGATGCTACACGTTTCAAATCGTTAATGGTATCGAGTTCATATGCGTTCCAAGCTTTTAAAATGTTGGTTCGATCTTTATTTTCAATATTATAATTATCTTTATTTAGTATAAATTTATTTCCTCCCAATAAATCAAATGAATTAACTTTCTCTCTTTTAAATTGTTGTAATACATATTTATTGCTTGGCAAAGCTACAAATTTATTCAAAAAATAATGTT